TATCTTTTTAATTCAGATTCTATTTTAGCATCATCAAATATAGTTGAGTAAGTCATAATTATTTTTCGTAAAAAATTTTTTTAACTACACACCTGGGATAGCAAGTAATATTGCCAACAGATAATTTTCCATTATCATATGAGAAGGAACTGAAGATAGTAATCTTCTTTGGTGTTTTATCATAAAGATAACCTACATCTTCGCACCAGGAAAAATTAAAATCATCTACATCAGATAGATCATCATACCAATTAGATGAACTACAAATATCCTGCCAAACTACCCTAACTTTTTTATAGGGTAATTTAGTATTGTGTTGCTTTGAAATATGCTTCATACAAATCCTCATAGTTTACTTCATTGTTAGTAATTTCTTTAATCTTTTTTACAATATGAGGTTTTGGGAAACGCTTATCATTTTTAGTTGTTAAACAAATTCTTTGACAATTTGTCGCAGGATTTAAACCTTTATATCCTAGCTTTAATCCCAAATTATAGTAAGATAGTTTTTCTTTTTTTCGCCATTCATTTAATGTCATTTGATTTCCTATGTTGTTATATTTTTAGGTTATATATATCAAAGATAAAAGATTTGACAATAGATTTCTTTAGTGTATACACAATTAAAAAATGGATAGAAAAAAAATAGAAAAAGCATTTTCAATATTTAATGGTGGAGAAGGATTAGACCATTGGTCATACTCGTCAACATCAACTCCGTTTGCAAAAAATATTATTGGTTATACTTTCCCTCAAGAAATTAGAAGGAAGTTTCCATTTAGATATAAACCTAACTTTGGAAATTTAGTGAACAATGTAGTTCAAAAATTAATTGCAGATGTAATTTATAAATCAAAAACAATTAAAGAAACAGAATGGGATCGAGATTATAAAGTTTGTTTTAATAGTGAGATTGAAATCTTAAATCAAAATCCACCGGTAGATGAAAAGGATAAGCAAGGAAGAGAGCAGATGATACAATTTGCGGAAGATTGTATTCCAATAACAAAAAAAGTTGTTAAAGATTTAGTTGGTGATGACAAGTTAGTTTGCGAAAGATATGTTGAAGTTAAAGAAGAGTTAATGATTAAACCAATACTAGGCAGAGTAGACTACGAAACTAAAACAAAATTTATAGAATTAAAAACTAAACCACCAAATTTAAAAAAAGTTAAAGGCAAAGAAGAGTGGAATATGATCACTCAAGAACTACCAACAGAACCAACTATTGAAAATTTAACACAGACTTCATTTTACTTTATAGCAACTGGGAAAATACCTTTCTTGGTTTATGTTAATGACAAAGATTATATTATCTTTGATCAAAGCCATGAGTTGATGAAGGCAGATCATTTAGAATTTTTGTATAACAAAATGGTATCAAAAATTTTAACATGGGAGAAGATGATTATGTTCTGTGATGGAGATATTAATCAATTAGCAATGATGATTGAACCACCAGATTTAAATCATTTCTTTTATTATAAAGATCTTGCAGATGAACAAAAACAATTAATAACCAAACTATGGGGAATAACAATATGATTAAAAAAAACATATATCAAAAACTACACTCAGCTTGTATCAATGCAGGTGGAGTAAAGAAAGCGGAGAAAGTTAGAGGAATGCATTTTAATCCTTTACTTCATGATGCCGTGCAAGAAGTTGCAACGCAATCATTATTAGATGAAGGATTATATCCTACTTGCAGTTATAAAACTGAACTGCATGAGAAGTTTGTCTTAGTGACTTGTACTATGACTATTCATGATGTTGAAAATCCAAATACTTCTATAACAGTAGACGGATGTTCGGCAATGGGTGGCTTAGATAAATTTGGAACAGGTCAAGCTATGTCGTACTCAAGAAAATATGCTTTCTTAAATTTATTAAATTTAAAAACAGGTATTAAAGATGATGATGGATATGAAGCAAAATCATTTAAACAAAATTCTACAGGAACAACTGTGGGATCTATGCCAAACAATGGTATAGCAAATAACAACCGACAAGTAAGTCGATAAAGGAGAAACAATGTCTGAACAATCAGAAAATATATATATCAATCTAGTTAAAAACCCTAAGTGGGATGGAGTTGAAAGTAATCAACCTATCTATGTTGGTCCGCCAAATGTGGAAGCACAACAAAAGGGTAAGAACTGGACTATTGGTGCTAAAATCAATGGTGTTTGGTATAACCAAGCTGCATTCCCAACTAAAGATAAGAATGGGAATAAAGTTCCAGGTGCATTAACAATTAAGTTGACACCTTCTGGTGCAACTAAAAAAAATGACTTTGCATCTGAATCAAGTAATGGTAATGATGAATATACTTTTTAACATAAGTTAAAATGTATCTAGCAGGGTGGGGTTTTTTCCCTTTCTATTCGTTTTCCCCACCTTGCTAAAAAAAAGGAATTAAGATGAGCAATATTACAGACTTAGATAAAAAAATTAAAGATTCTATAATTGAAGATAGGCAAAAAGATTATGGAGATTATCAACATAACTTTACCATCCTTGCGGAAATGTTTACATTGGTATTGTTTGATATTTTAAAAAAAAGAATCAAACCACATCAAGTCGGTCATATCATGATGGCATTAAAATTATTTAGATCAACACGAGGTTATAAAGCTGATAATTATCACGATTTATCTATCTATAATGATATGGCATTTGAATTACACAAAAAAGATGTTGCCAAAAAGGATAAAGTATGACAAAATTTAAAAGAATTATTACTGGGGAATGTCATTTTCAAATGATTGAACTCTTTAATGATGTAGAGAAAGCTGCAAATAACTCGAACAGAGGAGAATTTGTAGAATGCAAGATTGAAAATTTAAAATTTGATTTTGCAAAAGTAACAAAGGAGCATGATGGAAAACATCAAGATGCGTCTGCAAAAGCTGAGAGATCAGCAGGAAAAGAAACACAAGAAGTTTCTGGAACTGAAAATAGAAGCTCAGAAATATCATCTTCAAAGCATGAAGTTGATGGAGAAAGTTAAGCAGACACAAGAAGAGTTATTAACTAGTTATTAGTTACTAACTTTATAGTTGAAAAAAATGGAACAAAACTGTAGGGGATCTATGACCATAAATGTAAGTCAATACTATAAAGACCATATTAAAAAACTAAATCAAAATCATTTTATTTATAAAGTAAAAAAAGCATATTACCTTCTTACAAATCAAGAAGAAAGATTATATGAGGTAGGGTTTTCGGAAGGATTTTTATATGCTGCTAAAGTTCTGCAAGAAAAAAAAGAAATAGTAGATAGTAATAAAAAAGTAATTGGCTTTGCTTTTAAATCAGCGAGTCCAGAAACTATCAATAACATTGTAGATAAAGTTTGTAAAAAATATTGTATCAGTAAGCATACAGTTTTAAGTAAAGATAGGCATAAAGAAGTAGTTAGAATTAGAAGCATCTTGCACAACCTTTTATATGAGCATTATGATATAAGTATTTCTTCTATTGGAAGATTCTTTAATCAAGATCATACTACAATTTTATATTCACTTAATAATAAGCAAAATAAAAATAGATATTGGGGTTCAGAACAAACTATATGGAAAGAATACGAAGAGTTAAAAGAGATCTTGTAGGTGCTAACTGGCATCTAAGATATAGATTAAAGATCGAAGATCTTGAACACAAATTAGATGATATGCGTTTGTATGTTAGACAGCTAGAAAAAAAAATAAAAAAACTTACTTCTTCTTCTTAGGAAAACCCATCAACATATTGTGATAAGCCTTATCAGAAATTGTAGATTTCTTTTTAGATCTACTGATTCCTTTTTTCTTTCGCTGATTGATGTTATGATATAAACCTTTTTTCATTTCTTTTTACCTTTGTGTACACCTTTAGTTTTTTTCTTTTGAGCTGTTGCATAAAAAACAGACTCACCTTTTTTAGCACCATAAGTTTTCTTCATGGCTTTCATTATCTTTTTACCTTTTTTTGTTAGTGGCATATTGTTTCTCCTGTTGTTCTTTATATTTTAATTCACAGTAGTTATCAAAGCAAGAACCATCTTTACCATTATGACAAAAATATTGTTTCTTGTGGGTAACTATCCATCCGCCTTCATCACTCATTAATTGTTTATTACATTCCTGGCAATGACCACAAATTAAAGATTTAATTTTTTGTTTCTTCCAACTTTTTTTCATAAAATTTTTATACATTATATTTTTATTAAGCTCAAACTGCGACATTATGTAACATTTACATTAATATCTAAATAAGATATAATAGATTTATAAAAAAAAACAAAGGAGAAAAAAATGAAAAAAATATATACTTGCTTATTTAAAGAAATAAAATTTCCGCAAGAAACTTTAAAAAATGTTCTTTTTGTAGGTGTTGATAAAGATAGTTTTATAGAAGTTAAAAATAAAAAAGTTTCTATAGAACATTACAATGAAATTAAAAATCTTTTTAAAGGTGAATATGATAAGAAAAGAAAATGCACAAGATACAATTTTACCTTTAGTAAAGGATATTTAAAATGGATGGAAGTTGCTTACAAAACAAAAGCAATATTTAAAACTATTCAGTAAATAATTACCAGGCTTTGCAGCTCCAATATCTTGGTGTCAATTTATTGGTAGCTGT